TTTTTCTTCTTTTGTTAATTTCAATTTTTCCATAAGTTTTATTTGCTTACGAAGTTCTTCGGCAAAAGTTTCTGGAAAAATTGTTTTTCCTCTGTTAATAAAAGCATATTTTACTTTAGCATAAGGAAATTTATTTACAACTCCCATTTGCATACTTAGCTTATATAAATCGTTATCTAAAATACTATTAATTATTTGTTCCATTTCTAAAATATTAATGATCCTTCATCATCCCAGCGACAATAAAGTTTTCCATTTTCTTGTAAAATTACATACTTAAGAGAATCGTCTTCTCCTTCTTTTGCCATGCAATCATCATCTAATACTATTGACATACCATCTATACTATATACATATGCTCCAAATGGTAGCTTATAAAGTTTAATACCTTTTTCTATAATAAAATCTCTAATAGCTAATTCTCCATATTTAAGATATTCTTTTACTCTATAATATAAAAGAGAATTTTCTTCAACCCATTTAGATTGAGGGCTCTTATCTCCAGCACTCCATAGTGTTCTAAAAGTAATTTGTTCTGCACCAAGTTGTTTACATTGTTTAAAAATTTCTTGAGGTGTTTTATTATCAAATTTATTTGTTAAATTTAGAGATAATCTTAAATTAAATCCCTGATCTTTTATAAATTTACAAAGATGATTTAGATCAACTCTTAATTTTTCGGGTGCGCCAATAATATCCCAATTTTCTTTTCCTAGATCTGAAACAGATAATGCTATAGTATTAACACCTAATTCTTTAAGTAATGCTATATTTGGATAATCTTCATATGTAGTTCCAAAAGCTGATCCATAATATTTGTCATCATTCCATTCCATTAACATTACTCCAGTAGTTTGAAGTTCTACATTCGGAAATGGATGGTTTTCTTCTTCAAGTAGATTAGTTAATTTCCAAAGAAATTTTGTGTTTTGCAATACTTCTCCAGTTCCTGTAAGAATCAAAGTATTAACACCATTCATTGCAGCATACTTAATTCTTTTACGATAAGATGTTTCATCAAACTTATTCTCATAAAGACTTTCATGCATTCTTGATACACAAAATTTACAGTTGTTGACGCAACCTTTCGTAGGGACTACAATTGAAATTGATTGTATATTCATAATACAAATATAAACAAAATAATTATCAGAAAAAAATTTATTTTAAATTTTCTAATCTTTTTTTAATAAGAGCAGCTCTTTTATAATCTTCACTACTTAAAGCTTCTTTCAATTTTTCTTCTAATTCTATTTTTTCGTATTTTTCTAGAGCTTCATTAAATTGCGTTTGTTTTCCTCCAAGTTCATAAGGATCAATGTAAATTGACCAGCCCTCAGACCATAAATCCATCGGTAAAGTAATTGGACCATTATCACCTGTGAACATACCAAATAGTTCTGCAATGCTAAATGCATCTTCATTTTCAATTTCGTTTTTTACTTTTTCGACGTATACGCATCCATTAGCTATTCCTAGAAATTTAAGAGGTTTTCCTATATAACTTCTATCTCTAATTTCATTTTTTCCCAAAGGAGCCGAAGGTTCTATTCTTGTTATAATGTCTCCAATTTTAAATTTTTCTATATTTAAAGGTTTTTGTTTCATTTTTCTAATAGTTTTTCTAATTCATTCCACATTTTTTTAAATCTGCCATCATATAAGTTTGATTTAAAAAATTTATATTCATCTCTATACATATCTAACATAGAAGATTTATTATCAACTGCAAAAGTAACATTTGCAATACGATCACATAATTTAATAAAAGTGCAATGTTTATATTCTTTTATACTTGCATAATATTCTTCAGAAGCTCTTTCTTTTCTAGTTCTACCTCTTAAATTTGTGCATCTAAAAGCATATTCTGCAATGATTTCGTTAGTTTGTTTTTTAACATTATTATATGTTTCTCTTGCATCTTCAATAATATCATGAGTCCAACACCCTCCCAAAACATCTAGTCTATCTTCTTCGGGAATAAAATTTATGTATTTCTTAGCAACGTCAACTACCATTACAAGATGAAACGCATAAGTATGAATTGCATCATATCGATGATTGACTTCTGCGTGTCTTCTAATAGCATAATCTTTTGCTACTTCATTAACTGATAAATATTCTCTATATTCTGGCATTATTTTTAATTTTTTCTCTGGCAATTTTTCTTACTTCTCCTAGTAATCTTCCACTTCTATCTAGAACTTCATCGCAAATAGTTGCAACAATATAGGCGTCATGAGTATTTTTACTGTATATCTCAGCTAATTTTTCTATTTGTTCTTTGTTCATTACATTAAATTAAATAAAGGTAGTTCCCATGAATCTATTATTTTTATATTAAGATTATTAAAATCTTCTAATAGCTCATCTATATCTGGATTAATTGCTCTTGTTGCGTCTTTAATTATTACAGTATCAAATCCTTCTTTAACTGCATCGAATGCAGTATCTTTGACGCAATAATCTAATGCTAATCCACATATAAATACTTGGTGAATATTTCTATTTCTTAAAAATTCTGCCAATCCAGTTCCACCAAATCCTGAATATGGATGATAATCTTTTTCCAAACCTTTTTTGAAAATATAAAAATCTCCTTTGATTAAACCGAAATTTATATCTTCGTGTATCATTGCTCCCGGAGTATTTGCAACACAATGGTTAGGCCACAATGTATCTTCCTTCCCGTTTTTGTCTATATACTTATCAAACGGTGATTTTCCTGTATGATTAGAAGCAAATGCATCCATATTTTCTGGATGCCAATCCTTTGTAAATACAACTAAATCAAATTGAGGTAGTAATTTATTAATTATTGGTATAATCTTATCTCCTTCTGTAACAGCTAATGCTCCGCCCATTTCTTTTGCATATTCTTCTTCTGTTGCTGGCATAAAATCTTTTTGCGCATCTATTACAAGTAATGCTTTCATATTTTTAAATTTTAGAGGGTTAACGCTTTTTTCTATTAAGAAATCTTTGCGTATTTGTTTTGTTTAATTGCTTTAATTGTTCTGGTGTTGGAGCACTTCCTTGTTCTTGAAATATTGCATAAACTTTACTTTGCTTAAACAAATATTCTGGAATAAAAAGAGGACACAACAACCATACTATTATTGATCTTATAAACCAAGCTAAGTATATAAAAAATCTTAATACTGGTTTATAGATATCAAAATCTTCTTGAATATGATTTAAATAAATATAGAGTATAAATTTTGCTAATTTTCGTTTCATTTATTTAATATTTTATCATCTATTCCTACTATTTTTGACCAGGGAATGTTTACTGGATTTTTTCTTTTAAATTCTGTTCTATGCATTCTATGTAAAACTGGACTATCTAGAGATCCTGTTCCAAATGAAGTAAATGATTGTAATTCTTTATCTACTTGTTCATATCCCTTCCTTGAACTTCCTTCCCATCCAGGTAGAATTTGATCTAGATCAGTTTTTGAAATACCTAACCCATCTGTTGCATCAGCATTAATTACACTTTCAACTATAGTTTGTTCATCAACATTAATTAATTCATTTTTCATAATCCACTCAGTCATTTCATAAACTTCTGTTTTCCAGAGATTTTGAATCATTCCATAATCTCCAACATCTCCATGTAATGTCCAAAAACCAAGAAGATATTCTGTATAATTATCAGTAGATAATACCAGACCTTCAGTAGCACCGGCAATATCATATAAAAGAATCATTCTTATTCTTGCTTTAATATTTCCAGCTAGAATATTATGTTTTGTGTCAGAAACCCATTTATAATTCCCTTCACAATTCTTATCTGCTAAATCATACATAGCAGTGAATCCTGCTTGAATGCTTGTTTCTTTGAAATTTGTGCAAAAATATCTTCCAACTGATTTTGCTCTTCCATTTTCACTTCTTGAGTTTGTAATTGTTGGAAGAGATCTACCAATTAATGGGATTTTTAATTCATCACAAACAGGTTTAGCTAGTAATACACAAAGAGTACTATCAATACCTCCAGATATTCCCATTACTAAAGACTTGAGTTTATTTTTAATGATATAATCTTCAAGTTCAGATCTAATATTTTTAACTGCTATTTCGTAATTCATTTTTTTATTATTTAATAGTATCACCCACAGAATAACTAGCACATAAAGCATTACCATATAACTCATTATCTGTAAATGATACAGTAACATTAAGAGAATCTTTTAATATAATAGAACCATAAGTTCCATTAACTTCTTTTCCTTCTTTTGTTGTATAAGGGTCAACTCTTTCTGAGACTGCTACTACTATAATAGGAGGGGCCATATTTTCAAACACCTTTGCTCGATATGCAGTACTATGAGGATCTGTACATCCCATAAATAGCAATAAAATACTAACTGTTATAAATTTTAAAGTTTTCATAATTTTATTTTTATTATTAATTAAATATAACAAAAATACCCGACATAAAAAAATATCGGGTATTAAATTGTTGTTAAAAAAATTATACTAGAGTTACATTAACCGCGTTTAATCCTTTTTTACCTTCCACTAAACTAAAACTGACTTCGTCATCTTCATTAAGTGTACTTTCATTGACACCAGAAATATGAACAAAATATTCAGTTCCAGTTTCATCTTCTTTAATAAATCCAAAACCTTTGGTTTCATTAAAAAACTTTACTTTTCCCACTAGGGATTTTTCATTACTCATTGTTTATTTATTAATTTGATTTTATAATAAAGAAGTTGAATAATTTTCAACTCCATTTATTCAGTTATTATATGATTATATATTATAAAGGTTTTAATTTTTTAGTGTTTCGAATAATCTATCTTCTGCTTCTTTTAATTTATCTTCTGCTTCCTTTAAGTTATCTTCTGCTTCATGTTTCTTAGGTAGATTCTTTACTAAATATTTCCACCACACCCAAGTACACATTCCCCACAATCCTATTAGTACAAGATTAAGCATATCTTTAAATAATATAACATCTATAACATATAACATTGTTATAATTCCACATGAAATGACTAATAGTTTCATTGATAAATATTGCTGAGGTCTATTTTCTTTAGTAGATTTAAACTGAAGCCACATTGCCCAAATAAGAATAAAAACTTCAATAAATATAAATACTAATTCTGCTCTGTTTAATAATTCCATTTTATTAATTTTTGTTAACTTTATTAATATTTAACTCACTATTAGGATTTATCTCAGCTTCTTTGTTTGTCATATTCTTTTAATTTTTTTACACTTTCAGACATTTGATATTTTTTCTCATTATATTCAACATCTTCTTTTAACATATTATCAGGTAAATAAAATGGTCGAATGACTTCTTTAAATTTATATTTAATAATTTCTTTTGTACATTCAAGACAAGGATGACTTGTTACAAGAATTTTACAATCTGCAGCAATAAATCTTGTCTTTTTTAATTTTTCAATAGCTTCTATTTCTGCATGACATCCACCTTTGATACTATTTGTCCCGAAAAATTTTTCACCAGTAGATGTTATAATACAAGCTCCTACTCTCTTATTTGAATCTGGATGATAAGAATGTTTTTGAGCATATTCTTCTAATTCTTTCATTTGAGCATATTCTTCTAATTCTTTCATTTCTTCCAGAAATCATTCCAAAATTGACGATCTGAAGAATTTAAAATGCCAATTCCACGTGGCCCTCTTTTTTCTGGAGGTACAATTTTACCATCTTGGATCACTTCTACTTTTAATTCTCCCTCTTCCATAAATAAAATTCTAGAATGTTTCAACTTCTTTCCAGAAAGTGAGGATGTTCTAATTACTTTTTTCATTTTAATTTTGTTTTAAACTAATGGAACGTTATGCCACCCATGAAATTTAGGTTTTTCAAACCATCCTTTTTCTTTCAAATTTTCATAAATCTCTAAAGTTTCTTCTTCAGGCAATTCATCTACTAATGCCCAATCTACTTCACTTTCAGTATAATCTTCAGAAAACGTAAGAGTTCCAAAATGCATTTCTCTCCAGATTTTATCTCTCATTTCTTCGATAGAAGGATTCGAATAATAATTTTCGCTTATTATTCGAATATCATTTTCTTCTTCAAGGTTATTTTCTTCTGCCCATTCTTTGCATTCATCTTCAGTTCCGCTAAATAATACTTCGTTTGTTTCTTTAGCAATAGGAAAATCATCCTTGTACCATTCTAATTTTATTACATTAAATTTCATTTTGTTGTTTTTTAAAAAATTTAGTTAACATTTAGTGTTTCCACCAGTTATCTCCATCCTCATCCCAATGAAATGAAGATGGTGCATTTTCACATGCAATCGCCCGATCAATCATTTGAAAAAATTCTAAAATTGTTTTTTCATCACTAGTTTCTTTTAAAAGTTCTTCAAATTCTAATTTCGTGATAGTTTCTAAAATTTGTTCGATAGGAGAATATAAGTTTCGAATCCCCTTCCGGAGAGTTTCTAGAATTAATGGAGGATTAATTAATGCTTCATCCCATACTTCAAATGTTTTATCGAGATTTGCAAGTGGAAAATATCTTCTTTTTAGCTCCCATGCTAAGATCTTTCGATCAGCTTTTTCAGATTCTGTAATCATAGTTTTTAAATTATTTTAGTTATAATTTATACTGTCAGAATCTAAAAAGTTCTTCACAAAACGTTAAAATTATGTTAAAAAGAGGAAACATAAAGAGAATAATATTCATCAATTTCTTTACATACATCTCCAACGGTTGAACACGTATTATTTAAAGTGTACGCATGCCCCTTTGGTTTATTTCCTCTTTTTTGTAAACCTGGAAAAGGTTTTCCAGAAAAACAAGAAAATTTACCAACTTGTTCTTGAACTTTCACTACTAAAGGTTCTTTACCAAAATCAAGAATTAAATTAATTTGAAATTTATAATATTCTTTTACATAATTTGTTGGACAGGGATTTAAATCCACTTTCACTTTAGGATATGTTCTGTTAACATAAGCCACAACCTCTATAAGATTTTGGGTTGTAATGACTTCATTTGATTTTCTTGGTTTCATGATTTTATTTTTATTTTAAAAATAACAAAAATCCCTGACAGAAAAAACTATCAGGGATTAAGTTATGTTTAAATTAAATATTTATTGCCTTGATTTCTTCAATAACAATATTAGGATTTATCTCGACTTTTGGAATAGACTCATAAATGTGCTGAGAATAACCCTGTAATCTAAAAACTCTGCTTCCAGGTTTTCCAGATACATTTGCATATCCAGTTACATCAATAACATATGTATATGGAGTTCCAAATTTAGAACTATAAGCTTTCATTTGTGATTCCACATCATTTCCATGCCATCCACCATCTTGACAGTCAGATATGATAACAACTCTATCATATGTTTTATTTGTTTTTGCAAATAAATCAAAACAAGAGCCAAATTGAGTACCATGTCCAGCTTCACCAGTATGAGATTGAAACTCTCTTTTAAGAGTATTTACAGAATCTGTAGGATTCCAACCTTTAATTTCAACTGCATAGTTAGCAAAATGATAAACATCTGCTCCAATACCTTTAGCAAATGTAGCTGCAATTAAAGCTGCTTTTTGAGCAGGTGTAGCATTAATTCTAGTTTTGCTATCAATTGCACATCTACTACCAGTCATAGAAGATGATGTATCAAATACAACTGCAGTTCTACCTTCTGGTAAAAGCTCTGTAAGGTTAGGAATAGAAAGTTCATAAGCTGTTCCAAGAGCTTCTGCAACTTTTTTTAATTGAGTTCCTTTAAATTCCATTAACATTACTTCAAGAGCAAGGTCAATTTGGTGTGGCCAAACTAATGATTTTCTAATGAAATCTTTTTGAACTAACAATTCACATGCTTTGTCTAAAAGGTCAGAATCATTGGTCTTTAATATGTTTCTTACGTTTCTTAAAAGAGCAAGATAACCAATCTTTTTAGTTTCGATAAGTTCCTTGTAGTTCTCAGTCTTAGCTTCATTTAATTGAACATCAGCTTCTTCCTTAGTTATTTCACCTGATTTAACAGCTTCAGCTACTTTTTTACCAGCTTCAGTATTCTTATCTTCAACTGTGTTGAATTGCTTAAGAATTCCAAGAACAAGAGCTTTAAGAGCAGAAACACTAGCAACTGCTGCACCTGTATCAGAATCTCCTACACCCATTACTGGTTCTTTTTCAAACTTAGTTCCTTTCACAGCCTTTAAGTAAACATCCATAGGTACTTCAACAGTACCATTAATTGCTGTTTCCTTAGGGTGAACAAGGTTTACAATATCTACAAGAGACACAGCTTTACCTTTCATTTGATATTTAGCTAATTGATATGCATCAGCATTTTCAATTGCATCTCTAAAACCTTTTTTGATTGAGTTAGGAATAGAAGCCTTAGCTCCATTCTTAGCTAAATAACAAGCAAGAATTTCAGTCATATCATCTAAACGATATACAATACCACCTTTGTTTACTTTTCTATCTCTTTTAGAGAAGAATCTTTTTCCAAGTTCATCACCTGCTAAGAACGGAATCATTTCAACTGCACCGCGATGAGTTACAGTTCTTTGTCCAAACTTAGTACGAGCGTACACAAGTGATTTTGCTGCAAATTCTTTGTCTTTAGACGCAACTTTCCCGAAAACTTCAGCAAAACGCTTTTCACGTTCTCCTTCTTTTTCATAAAAAGTATTGTCGAGACCTGTTGCAAGAATTCCGATTAATTCATGTTCTGGACGTTGAGTATATCCAGTTCCTCCTTGATGTGTAGTAGTCTGTCTAACAGCCTTTTCTACTGGTTTGTTGTACTTTGTCATAATTTTTACTATTAAATGTTAATTTAAAGAATTTATTTTAGTTTAAATAAAGCGTGCATTAACAGGTTTACATCGGTGCGCCAAGGGATTAGTCAGGCCTTCTCTGGACCACCTGCTCTGCCCCAATTTAATGGGTTCGTTCCGTACCTACCATGTGATGTAATTCGAGGTTACCTAATACCAGATTGAGTTTCTTAAACACTCACGCTTTATTTTTATCCTCTTAATTTATTTGTTTTTGTCAACTGAACAGAATTTATTTTAATTTATTTCTATTTTTTAAAGATTCGCTTATTTTTCTTTTATGTTCTTCAGAAAATTTCTTACCTTTATTATTAGATACTCTTCCTTTCATGGCTTCACTCATTTTTTTCTTAGTTTCTTCTGAAAATTTCTTTCCAAAATTAGGAGCTTTTTCTCCTTTTTGAGATTCACTTTTATTTTTTCTTTGTTCTTCTGTCCATTTTATTCCTTTTGCACCAGATTCTTTTCCTTTGTGCCCTTCACTCATTTTTTTCTTTGCTTCTTCTGAATGTTTTTTTCCTAACATTCCAACTCCATTTCTAGAAATTTTTTCTTTAATATTATCAGATTTTATTTTTCCGTGTATTTCTTCTAAAGTTTTATCTTTATATAGTAATTTCAACTTATTTTTTACTTTTTCTGTATGGTGTTTTCTAAAAAAAGGATGGTTTTCTTTATTTTTATATCTTTCTTTGGTTTTTTCACTTAATATTTTTTTAGTTTCTTCAGAGTGGTTTCCTCCCCATTCATTCATTCCACCCGTGGGACTTATATTATATCCATTTGGTCTTAAAGTATTATATTTTACAATATTTGGTTTTTCTAAATCAAATGCTTCTTTTCTAGTTTCAGTTATTTTTAATATTTTTCTATTAAAATTTTCTTTACCATATTTTTTAAGTGCTTCATTTATAATTTTTCCACTTCCAAAATATTCATCATTTTCTTCTCCATCATGAGAACCAACATATTGTTTTCCGTTTATTAAATTAGTTGTTAAATATACAAAATTCATATTTTATTTTATATATTCAAATATAATTTGATACTTATACCTTATCCTCTTAATCTATTTGTTTTCGTAAGTTGAATAGGAACAGTATTATTAAATTTTATATGATATTCGTACCACATTTTTCCATTTCGTAACATTTCTTTTGTTACTTCATCTTTATGATAAGCTTCTTTCCAAAATGGAGCATTAGCAATATCTTTTCCTTCATTTTCAATTGTTGACAATACGATTACATTTTCCATATTTTTATTTTTTAATAAAAAAGGTCCTGAGTTTACTCAAGACCTTTTTAGTATTTATATTAATTAAAAAGGTTGAGAAATTTGAGTAGAGCTTTTTTTGTAATTCTCTAAGGCTAAATAACGAAGAAACTCTGTTCTCTTACTACAACAATTTTTATAATTTTACTGAGAAATTTGGTTAGAGTATCGCCGGCTCTCATGGCCGGCAGTCGATCTGAAACGAAGTAACTCTTGTACCTTACTACAGTTTTTTATTATTATTGATATACAAATATAACCAATTTTTTTACAATTGGTACCAACATTTTGTTAAGATGTTGTTAATTTTAATATATATAAGTTTGAATATTTATGATTTTTATACTTGATGCACAGTTTTATCAATTAGTTGATACATTTACTCCAGCACTGTCCAAATTATTTTTAGCTGTTATTCCTGCTCCTGTAGGTGCTGCATTAGTTCCTCCACTTAAATCACATGTACCAGAATCCATACCAGCTGTATCTAAAGCTATTAATTGATTATTAATATTTGTAGCTGATACAATTGCATTATCACTTACATTGAATAACGTTATATTGACCCAAGCAGAATGCGCAATAAGATTAGTTATTGAAGTATCTGCTCCATTTAATGCTCGTAAATCTGTCCATGTATCATATGTAGTAAAAGTGCTAATTGAAGTATTATTAAAATATATATGTTGTATATCTGTCCATTCAGCATGAGCAGTTAAAGCACTAAGATAAGATTCATAAGCATATAATCTTAAAAGCTTAGTCCATTCAGCATGAGTTGTAAGAGTGCTAATTGTCGAATTATATAAATAAAAATACTGTAATTCGGTCCACTCTGGATGAGTTTCAATAGTTGTAAGTACAGTATTTGACACATTTAATGTTATTAGTTTAGTCCATTCAGCATATGTGCCTAAAGAAGCTAGAGGATTACTATGAACATCTAATCTTAATAATTCAGTCCATTCAGCATACGTAGTTAAAGAAGTTATAGAAGTTTCATAAACATATAGCTCATCCAAAGCAATCCATTCAGCATATGTATCTAAAGAAGTTATAGAAGAACCACTAACAAGTAAATACTCAAGCGCAGTCCATTCTGGATGAGTTTCAAAGGTGCTAAGCCCAGTTATATTAGATATATGGATATCTTTTATATTAATCCACTCTGGATGAGTTTCAAGAGAAGAAAGAGTAAAAGAATTTAAAGATAATTCTTCAAGTAATGTCCATTCTGCATGTGTTTCTATACCATCAGACATTGTAATATTAGTTAATGTCAGATTAGTTAAATTTACAGTTTCGGCAGGAATAACAACATTGGCTGCTAAACTACTTACATAAACTTCTGTAATATTAGTAACTCCAGATATTTCTATTGTATGAGGATTGGTTGTAAAGGTATGAGAATATTGAGTTAAAGTACTAAGAGTTTCTGTTTCAACAACTCCATCACCCCAATTTATTTCAACATCTCCAGTTCCTGCTAAACTAAAATTTACTATACCACTGCTAGGAGCAATCATAGTAATACAGGGAGCAGAAGGAATAATTCTAGTAGGAGTATATCCTGTTTCTTTTACGTTTATTATCACTTTTTAATTATATATTCCTGTAAAGAATATTAATTTATAGAATTTGTATATGACCAATAATTATCCTGCTTCATTGTTACTGAAGTTCCAGAAATTGGAATATCAGTGTTATTATCTACATATGTAATTTCTCCAG